CTCTATCTAAAGCACTTGCTCTTTTCTGTAATGTTTTCTGTCCAAATACTACAACTCCACTTCCTGGGAATGTTGCAATTGGGTTAACATTTGCTTCATATAAATTATCTCTGTTACCTGATGTTAATTTTCTTTCTGCTTTAACTACGTTACCTAGCGCGCCTCTAATTAAACCTGCTGGTGCGAACCATGGGTCTGAAGAAGCATCTGTGAATGCGTATACACCTGGTATAAACACAGAAGGTGGCGACCAAACATATTGTGCATTTGCATCAATTGATTGTAGCCAAGGCCAATATGTAGCTGCATATGAACTATCAAATGCTGACGCTTGTGTTACTACAGTATTTACTGTACTATTATAAGGCACTAAATCAACTACTGCTATACAATCAGTTCTTGATTGAGCTAATGCTACCATTTGAGATACTACTGAAGAATGATCAGATAATGAATTAATTAATCCAGGAGCTGATATTACATTAAAGCTGTAAGCATCGGTGTTTGATAATAGGTTTAATGATTGTGTATATTCTGCTGCAACTAACCCTTGAATGTTAGTATTCGTGATATTTTCATTAAATTTCACTGGTGAATTATCGGAATTAATATTTGTACCGTTTCCACCTTGGAATGAACCTGATCCTAATACTGGTATACTTGAGAAGAAAGCTGATTTAGCTGCTCCATTATTATCGAAGTATTGTGGTGTTGGGGAATCAACTGAACTTACATAAACATAAGCACTGCTGTTTGGATATTCACCATTTGATTTTACATAATAATCAACACCATCTTGTTCTACTGAGTAATAAGTATTACCAATAACTTTTGCTACATAATTTGCAGCTGTTGGGTCCATTGATAAATTGTTATATTGTTCTAATACTGCTTTTTGAGTATTTGTATCATTACCACGTCTAATTGATAATGAAAATTGTCCAGATCCTGTATTAGCACCTGTAATTTCCCATCTTACATTATTTCTAGTACCATTTGATAAAGTACCATTTGCTCCATCAACACCTGCTTGGTAGTTATTCATAACTGAACCTTCTGAGATTGTTGATAATTTAAATGCTGCATTTCCTTCTATATCAGAAGTTTGAATAGTAACTTTAAGATCTTGTGAACCACCAGTTACTCCTTTATCTACTACTAACACATCATTTGCTACATATCCTGCACCTGCAGTAAATATTAAACTTGTTACTACACCTGATCCTATTACTATATTAAAAGCTGCTCCTGTTCCATTACCACCAGTAATTTGTCCTGCTGAAATAGCTCCTGTAAAAGTACCAGCAACAGTTTGTTGAGAAACTGATCCAACTGCTTGTATGTTTGTATTTAATACACCTGGTGTTGTGTTTGAATTTTCTATTGAAGACGAAGCTTCTGACCATCCTGCTGATCCACTAACTACTCTTACGACTAGTAAAGATTCACCACCTTGTTGGAAATAATTGGATGCTGCTGCTGAGTTTAGGTATGAGTAATATCGTGAGCCACTTTCTATTGACCCTCCGAATATAGCTTCGTATTGCGAGAATGAAGATACCGCTGTTGGGATACCAACTGGACCTTGAATTGCTGGTCCAATTATAGCCGCTCCAAATGAAATTGGCGCTGACCCAATAAAGGATTGATCGTTTTCTCTTGCTAATACACCTGGAGATATTAATGTTTCTGCCATTGTCTTATATTATATTTAATATTGTTTTATTATAAATATTAGAAACTATTTCAAAAATTTATTCTGCTGCGGTAAATTCTCCCTTTTCTAAATCTAGGTTACCATCACCATATTTTTTTTGTAATTCCTTACCAAATTCTGCTTGTTCTTTTTGCAATATTTGAAAGTTTTTTCCTAATTCTTCTTTTTGTACTTTTAGAGCATTGATTCTAAGTTCGGCTGCTCCTGTATTTACAACGATTTCGTTGTTTCTTGATTGAAATTCTTCTAATTTTGAAACTTCTTCTTTTGATAACTTTTTAGTTGACATAATTTGTAATTTTTAATTTATTATAAATATTAATTTTTTCTTTAAAATTAGCTCCTACTTCTATGATCTGTTGTTGGATTTTGAGTAGGTATACCTGCTGTATCTATGTTGCTAACTGTTTCCATCCCAATAGTAACTTTTGCTTTTGAATTGTACTTTTTAGTAGAATTTAAGTCTTTTTGTATAGTATCAGGTATTAAATATCCACGTAATCTAATATTAAATGTTCCAGTAACCAACCTATCTTTACCAGTTGTTAATTCTGTTGCAGTAGTAAAACTATCTATAAAGGATCTAAACATAAATCTTTCGGGATTACCCCAATATGCATCTGATCCATACTCACATGCTTCAATTATTTTATTTAATTGTTCCATGTAATATGTTTGAACTAAACAACTATATTCCATAGTAACATAGTCAGGTTGAGCTACCATATGAAAAGTTTCAACAGGTATTCTATTATTTAATGTAGCAAAATTACTATAAAAGTTTTTCTGACTAAATTGTTTTGAAAATACACCATACATATTAGGCATATTAGCATCTAATTTATTTGCTACTGTTCTATCTTTTGTTATTGTATCTCTTTTAATTACAATAATAGGTAACATAATAGCACCTTTTTTATCTCTATAATATCCATCACGTTGAAATGATTTCCATCTTTCAGGAGCACCATATATTATAGGTACTTCTCTTCTTGCTCCATTTTGATAAACAAAAGGTTTAATTTTATTTTCAAAATAATAAAATACAGCTTCATCAATATCCTTAACACCTACTGAAAATTGTTTAGTGTCATCATCTTTAAAGCTCATTTGAGCTGATCTATTAAAATTTATACCAGTTTCTGAATAGTTTGGATTGTTAGGAATTTCAGCATCATTTGGATTTGTCTGTATTCCTTCTCCATCTCTACCTCTAAATGGGGTATGTTTACCTGTACTTAGAGTTAATTGTGATTTTGGTATTGGTTTTCTTGGTTTTGCCATTAGAATCTTTCTTGATAAGGTGAAATAGCTACTTTATCAGCTGGTATATAATAAGTGGAAACTAAAATTGATATATTATTTCCAAACATTTCTAAACCAGGATTAAGAGGATTTGGTTCTCCATCTGTATCATTATTAGGATACTCAGGATTTTTACCTCCCCAATATTGGTTAGCTACTGTACTATCTACTCCGTAATATGCTTCTTCATATAAAATAATATCTCCTACTCTAGGAACAATATCTTTTTCAACTAAATCATCTCTTAATAAATAAAATTGAATTGGTTGGTTGTATTGTATACCTTCTATATTTTCACCATATTCTTGATCCCCTCTATTAATTAAACAATTGAATAAATAAGGACCATTATAATATTTTTCTTCAGCTGCCTCACCATAAAGATTTACTTTAGTCTCTTCTAATTGGTATTGATAAAAAGCACATTGTTGAGTAATAATATTACCCATCAATTCACGATTTAGGTTTCTCATTAGAGACCAGTCTCTCTGTCTTGTAAACATTGCCATATTACGCTATATAAATTGTGTAGGGCACTTGTTGTAACTCAACCATCTTTGATTCAGCTTCAGATGCTCTTCTATTTAATAATCCTTGTCTTGATGTTTCATCAAGATATGTTCTTAATCTATCTATTAATGCTGCTTTTTCTGTTGTAGCAGCTGATATTAAATCTCCCTGATTTAAATTAACTTCTGCGTTTGGTATAGGTATACTACTATATTTACCTCTTACATACCCTAACATTTCTTTTGCTAGTGCTAATGTGTATTCAAATATCCATTGTCTACCAACTGAATTAATAAATTCATATGTTGGATTTTCAAATGGTGCATTTGATACATTTGTAACTCTAGTTGGTGTTTGTTTAACTGAGCTGTTTATTCTTTCATCTCGTAAAATATAATCAAAATATAAAGTTCCACCCCCACATATAGCAGTTATATCTTGGTCTCTTAAAGTTATTTTTATATCGCCTGCTGCATTACTAATATTAGCGCTTGAAGCATCTATATCAGCTTGAGCAATTGTTATTACATCTCCTGATGTATAATCGCTTCCAGAGTTTACTACTTTAATTTGGTATGTGTTATTTGTTCCATTATCACCATAAATTATAGCTGTAGCATCTTTTCCAGTACCTGTTGATGTATCTAGTGTTATTAAAGAAGATGTAACATTACCTGTAAAAGTTACATTTGGGCCTTGGGTTACATTTAAAGTTTGACCTATAACTAAAGATGAACCTGATAACATATTCCCATCAAAATTTGGTATAGGAAATATTCTTAATTTATTATCTTGTATTCTAAATGAATAGTTAGACATTCTAACCATTTCATTCATTTCTATTTGTTGTATTACTTGTAAATCATAATTTAACGGAGCCATTAAATATCCCATTCCTTGACCAAATCCTCCAAATCCAACAATACCCGCTGCTACAGCACCTCCAAATCCAAATCCATTATAAGGATCTAAATATCTTGCTGATGCTGGGAATTTTGGTTCATAATATACTTTTTTTACTTCTAAACCATGTTGATATTCAGACCCAGTTAATCCACTTCCTGTCATAAAAGTAGAAAAATCATAATCTTGGACACTAGATGTTAGTTGGAATGAACCTGAGTAATAAGGTACATTTCCTCCACTACCTGCTTCTTCTCCATATTGTTCTGTTAGTCTAACTATAGGCTCAAAACTAGGTGTTATTAAAGCTTGATTTAGATTAGATCCAGTTGTAATTCCTTCTAAGGATAATTGATTATCACGTATTTTGTAGGCATATACTTCATTACCATATGTAGTTACAGCTTCTTCAAAAGCAGTAAAGAAAGAACTTGATTGAAGTTCAACATCTACTAGTGGGTAACCTAATCTTGAAGCACAAAATTTAGTTACCTTTATAGCGTCAGTTTGAAATACGGTATCGGAGTTATAAAACCCAAAGGGTACTGAATTATCGTTCCAAATTGGACATCCATCATAAATAGGTACATTCATAATTGAGTATTTTATTATAAATATGAAAAAAAAAGCCCGAACGTAAGTTCGGGCTAATTTTACTAAGTAAGATTTAATTTCTTATTATAGAGAATTTAATCCTGAAATATTGATAGTACCATAAAATTCTGGTCTAACCATTTTCTTAGCGTATCTAGTTAATAATCCCTTTCTTGGTGTGAAAGTATTTGGATCATATACTAGTGGAGTCATAATTAACGGAATGTACGGAGCAAATACAGCACCACTTTCCAAGAACTGAGAACCTCTAAAGCCCATAAGGATTTTGTTTTCAGTCATGTAAGGGTTTTTGTATACTTTGTAACGTCCATTAATAGCACCAACTTTTTGTACACCGAATGCGTAGCTAGCTTTAGCAGCGTCACCATCTGAATCAGCAGCAAATCCTGGAATACTTTCCAAAATTGTACCTACAGTTGGAGAACATACTAAGAAATTAGCACCACCTCTAAGAGTTTTCTGGTGTATGATGTTACTTAACTTTTGGATTTTAGTTCCTAATGTTTGGAACCATTGTCCTTGGCTATTGTAAAATCCTAAGTCAGATATTGCACCAGCGTTATCAATTGAAGTATTGTTAACTGCTGACCAGTTTTCAGTTCCTGCACCTGCAGACTCAATTAACATACTTAAGATTTCTAAGTCAATTTCTAATGAAATGTACTCACTTAAGATTGAAGTTAATTCAGCTTCAGCATCTAATGCATGGTATGCATTTAAATCCTGTGCAAATTCTGGCGTCCAAACTGCTTTAAGTTTTCTAGTTTTAGCAACTATTGCAGATGATTTCATCTGAATGTTGATTTCTGGAATTACTTGTGGAGGACAACATCCGCTGTTTCCATTAGATCCTGAATCATTCCAAGCATTTGGTTTGCTGTTTCCAGCTTCAAAGTCACCTCTGTATTGATCAGTTGGTTGAATTTGGAAAATAATTGCAGCTTCGTTACCAGCAACTGGTGCGGTAGCTCCAGCACCATTCAAATCAGTTTTTAAAGCGATGAAATGTACATCTACGTTATCTACTGTAGTGAATGCTGATAATTGCTTACCTGCAGATCCTGTTACTACTAGCTCAGACGGTGTTTGTCCCGATCCTGAGAATAATTGGAATCCTCTTACACCTTCAAAGTCTCCGTTTCCGAATCCTGTTTTAAGGTAAGATACTTTGAAGTAATCACCAAATGATGCAGAGTAATCTGAATCATAGTTAAAGTCACTCCAAGTTGCAGTTGCAACAGTTTTAACTGCTACCATAGATGAAGTATTCTGTACAGAATATCCAAATCTACCTGCTCCATAAAGACCACCTGCATTTGTGTTACCAAATGGTGCTTCTGCTCCATTAGCTGATTCATTACCATATAATGATTGGCCAGCTCCGAATGGAGATTTATTGTTTCCGTATTGGAAATCTAGGTAAAATACTAGACCAGAAGGTAAGTTCATTGGTTGAACGCTAACAAATTCTTTTGCTGCGATTTGACCAAATACTTTTCTTACTAATGGTAAAGCAACTCCAGCCCATTGACCACCGATGTTAACAGCAGTTTGGCTTGAGAATGTACCCGAAGACGCAGCACCTCCACCAGTCTGTGAAGATTCTACTACAAGTTGTTTAGCTTGGTTTTCAAGGATAATACCCATGTTATTTTTGTGGGCACCACCTAAACCTTCTAACAAACCTGTTTTTTCCCATTTACCAGCTAATCTAGCTGCATCAGACTGTAAAGACTGATATGGGTTAGCGCTTTCTAAAAGAGTATTTAAGCTCATAATAATAAAGTTTTAAGTTTTGTTAATAAATAATTTTAAATTAAACCGGCTAGCTTACGCATACGGTTATAAACGTCATTAGACTCGATAATAGGTTGTTTAACTGCTTTTGGTTCTACACCAGTAGCTTTTGAAGCTGCACCTTTAGATATTGATTCATTAATTGATCTATCAACTAGACCTGTTTCTAATGTTTCAAAAATAGTTTTAGCTTGTCTTACATCCTTAGCTTTGTCAAATGCTTTTAATACCTTAACTTTTTTACTTTCAGTTAAGTTTTTTGCCTTGAAAATTTTGTTAGTGTAAAGTA